CTATTATTACAGGACATCTTGCATCCCCTGATGCGTTTGAACATTATCAAGGTCAAGAATTCCAACTTATACTTATTGAAGAATTAACACATATATCGTCAAAGCTTTTGTTTGAGAAAATAATGGGTTCTCTACGATCAACGATAGATGGTATTAGTACACGTTTATTTGCAACAACGAATCCTGGAGGAGCTGGTCATCAATGGGTTAAGGAATTTTGGCATATTGGAGAGTATTTACCAGATAAAAAATTTGAAGACAATGGTTTAAGTAAAATATACATCCACGCTAACATAGATGATAACCCACACTTATTTGATGCAGATCCTGAATATGTACAGTATCTAGATAATCTTCCTGAGGACTTAAGACAGAAGTGGAGATACGGAAGCTTTGATGACTTTGATACGCCTTCTCAATTTTATGCATCATCATTATCTAAAGCAAAACAGCAAGAAAGAATAATAAATATACCGATAGTTTCCTCACTAAGAACTTTTGCTGCATTCGACTTAGGTATGCGTGACCAGATGGTAGTATGGGTAGCACAGATATTTGGTAAAGAAGTACGTATTGTAAGATGTTATGCTAATCGTGGTCATAATATTGAACACTATGCTAATTGGCTTAATGACTTAAAAGATGAATATGATATACGTTTCGAAAAGGTATTCGTGCCGCACGATGCGAATGTAAGAGAACTTACAAGTAATGGAACACGTTTTGATAAGATGAAACAACTGGGGATGAAGCCAGATCTACTTCTGAGAGCTGATGTATTAAGTGGAATAGAGACAGCAAGAGATTTACTAGGACATTGCTTCTTTGATGAAGAGGGATGTAAAGACGGGCTAAGAGCATTAAGAGCATATAGTCGTGAGTTTGACACAAAAGCAAATAGATACAAAGATAATCCATTGCACGACTGGGCAAGTGATTACGCAGATTCATTTAGATATCTAGCACAAGGGCTTAGTAAGTCTATTACAACATTTACGCCAAAGCCTAAGCAACACTATGCTCACACTGAAAACTCGTGGATGGGTAGTTGATCTATTAATATGATATAATATCAATAAATATTTGGAGATACGATGGATAATATTTCAAAGACACCGATTGATTTACAAGAAGAAGGCGAAGAAGGATTTATAAAGTTAGCCAAAGAACGATCATTAATAGCATCTAAGTATTGGCAAAAGACATATGATCTATCAAGAACCGATACAGCGTTTGCCTATGGAGATCAATGGGATGATAAGTCTTTAGAAGTTAGAAAAGGTAGACCGACACTCACGCTCAATAAGATGGGGCAGTTTATTAGTAGACTCGTGGGAGATCAACGACAAAACGTACAGCAAATAAAATGTATATCCTCTGGTAGCTTTGATGCAACTCTTAAAAATTCCGCAGGTACTAAAGATTATAAACAATCACAAGTATTAGAGGGGTTAATTCGTAATATTGAAATCATTAGTAATGCTCCTTATCAATATAAGACTGCTTTTCAGCATTCTGTTGAGGGTGGTTTTGGGTGGTTAAGAGTTCTAACGGATTATTCAGATGGAGATAGCTTCGATCTTGATCTTAAAATACAAGCAGTAAGACATAAATATACTGTAATGATTGACCCTGATGCAGTTGAGCCAGATGCCAGTGATATGAACTATGCCTTTATCTCAGAGAGAATGAGTGCTAAAGAGTTTCATCAAAGATATCCAAGTGGAGTTATTGCAGATATTAATAGAGTAACAGCAGACCACGTTGCATTCTGGGGGGTAGAAGATAATGTGGTGGTATCTGAATACTTCGTTCGAAAACCTATTGTAAGATCATTACTTCTTATGAGCAATAATGAAACATACTGGAAGGATGAGGTAAAAGATGTTCTTGATGAACTAGAAAAGCAAGGCGTAACAATATCAAGAGAACGAAAAGTAAATACATACAAAGTTCTATGGTATAAGATTACAGCTGGAGGAATATTAGAAGGCCCTAAAGAATGGGTCGGCTCTACTATTCCTATTGTTCCAGTGTGGGGAAAAGAGATTAATCTAGAAGGAAAACGAGAGTTTAGAGGTTTAATACACGATGCTATAGATGCTCAACGTATGCATAACTACTGGATGAGTGCGGCAACTGAACGTGTAGCATTAGCTCCAAAAGCTCCTTGGGTAGGTGCAGCTGAAAACTTTGAAGGTCACGAAGATAAATGGGATACTGCAAATACTAAGAACTGGTCATACTTAGAATACAATCCAACTTCTACAGGCGATAGGCCACAGCGACAAGACCCTCCACCTATGCCAAGCCAAGAGTTACAAATAGCTTCATTAAGTGAACAAGGTATTAAATCATCAGTCGGTATGTATGATGCTATGCTTGGTCAAAGAAGTGCAGAACAAAGTGGTATTGCAATTCAATCACGACAGCAGCAGGGAGATACAGCGAACTTTGTATTTACAGATAACTTAAATCTATCAATTCAGAGAGTAGGTAAGATTTTACTAGAGACAATCCCAGCTGTATATGATGGTAGTAGAATTATTCGTATGCACTTTGCTGATGGAAGCGGTGACTTTGTAGAGATTAATAAAACTATATTGGATGAGCAAACAGGAAATCAAGTTGTAGTTCACGATCTTGCTATGGGTAAATACGATTGTGCCGTAACCACTGGTCCACAATATATGACACAAAGACAAGAAGCAGCAAATACTATGATGGAACTTGCTAAGAGTATCCCACAGGTTGCACAAGTAGCACCTGACTTATTAGCTAGCAACCTTGATATTCCAAATAGTGATATCCTTGCAGAGCGTCTTAAAAAAACAATACCAGCTAATATGTTAAGCGCAGAAGAACAACAAGAGATGGCGAAGAATGCACCGCCACCACCGCCACCACCTCCGCCAACACCTGAACAACAAAAGGCACAAGCTGATATGCAGATGGCGCAGCAAAAATCACAGTTTGATTTACAGATGCAACAGCTTAAAATACAAGAAGCAAATATAAAACTTCAAACAATACAGCTTGAAGCACAAATTAATATGGAGGTACAACGTGAACAGGCGAATCAAACGAGCGCAACACAAAATGGTAATCAAGACCCAAAAGAAGATGTTGCACTTATTCAACAAATTGTAAGCAATACAGTGGCAAAGGCAATGGCTTCTATGATAGCACAATCAAGACAAAGTCAACAAGTGCAACAATCTCCACAAGAAGAACAGCAAGAGCCAGTAGATAATCCACAAGAAGAGCAAGGAGAGATGCAATAGCATTTTTCTTTTAATATGATATAATATGAAGATTAAAACCAACGACCTTAAAGGGGAACGATAATATGGAAAGAGATTATGACAGTTTTTCGGTAGAGAGCAACAAGACACCATCGGTTGAGGAAGTAGTTAAAGATACTGCTAAAGAAGCAGAGGAAGAAGTAGCCAATGAACCGTCGACAGATATACCAGAAGTAGAAGTGAATGAAGCACCAAAGCCACAAGGTAAATCTCGCGCACAAAAACGTATTGAAGCACTCGTACAAGAAAAGCACGAACTAACTCGTCAGCTTGAAGAAGCTAAACAAAGTAAAAAAGATACTAAAACTAAAGCATTAGATCCTGACGACTTTGAAGATTATGATGATTATCTATCAGCAGTTGAAGAAGAAAAGCCTAAAGAGGTAACGAAAGAGGCATCTGTAAATGATGATAGTGCATCAGTAGTTGAGCAATTTAAAGCTATGACAGAAGATATGGTTGATAAATATGCAGATTATGAAGATAAGTTGTCTGAAATGCCAGTCCTTACTATCGATATGATCCGTGCATTAAACGAGAGCGATGATCTAGGAGAAGTCGCATATTATCTCGCAAATAATCCTAAAGAAGCAAGAGTATTATCTAAGTTGTCGTTGGCGAAGATCGCTATTGAGATAGGGAAGATTGAAGTAAAACTCTCTCAACCGAAAGTTGTCGCACCAATTACTAAAAAAGTAACAAGTGCGCCTGATCCAGTTACGCCTGTTGGTGGTAGTAATATGCCTCCACGTAGTTTAAGCGAAGCATCTACTCAATCAGAGTATGAAGCGATGCGGAGAAATCAATCAAGAAAGTCTAACGGCTTTATTTAATAGGGAGAAAACAAAATGCCTCAAACAAATGGTATCGGTGGGAAGTTACTCACATCAGACCTCATCCTCAAAGAAGCGATGTGGCAGTTTAAGAACAATTTAGTTGCGTGTAAGCGTGTATATCGTGACCTTGAAAGCAAGGTAGTTAATGGAGTTGGTAATAGTGTAAATGTTAAAAAGCCTTACCGTGTTAAATCAACAGAGGGAAGAACGCTTGGTGTACAACCATTAGTTGATAACACTGTAACAATTACAATTAATCGTCAGCGTAATGTTGGTCTTAAATGGACTGTTCAAGATTTAACTCTATCTATTGAAGATTTTTCTCAAAGATATATTCAGCCAGCTGTTGGTGAGATTGCAACTCAAATCGAACTATCTGTATTCGAAGAAGCAAGAAACGCTTACTTTATGACTGGAACTGTTGGGTCTGATTTATCATATTCTACGTTTGCGCTTACTCGCGCTCAAATGAATGGAGTTGCAATTCCTGATGAAGGTACTGGCTTACGTTCTGCACTTATCAATGATATTGATGCAGCAAACATTTCTACATCTTTGATGACTGTATTTGCAGGACAAGGTAGTATTGCTAAAGATTCAATTCAAAAAGGTTATATGGGCCCACTAAGCGGAATGGAGTTTTATTCATCTCCAATTGTTCCAACTCATACAGTAGGTAACTATGGTGGTATTCCACTTGCAAATAATGCAACGGCACAAACTGGAGCATCTATTGTAACTGATGGTTGGACTGCATCTGTAACTGGTCTATTGAAAAAATATGATATCATTACTTTTGCTGGTGTATATGAAATTAATCCTATCACTCGTACATCAACTGGACGTTTGCAGACATTCGTAGTAACTGCTGATGTAAATAGTGATTCAGGTGGAAATGCAACTGTTCTGGTTAGCCCATCAATAAACGATGGATCATTAACAACAACAGACGTAGAGGGTACATCAGTATCATTAGCTGCTTACCAAAATGTATCGGCGGCAGTTGCAAATAATGCAGCTATTACAGTAATGGGAACGGCTAACGGGGTTTATCGTCAAAACTTCTATATGCACAAAAATGCTATTGCTCTATGTGTTCCACAACTAGAACTTCCTAGATCAGCGGTAGTCGCAGAACGTATCACAGATGCAGAAAGTGGATTATCTCTTTCTTTAACAGAAGGATATACAGTTGGAGATCATACAGAAACAACTCGTTTAGATGCGGTATGGGGCGTAAAACTTATGAACCCTGAGCTCATTTTTAAACAATTTACGGCGAAACTAAGCTAAGTTCGCTGATAGTTCTCTCTTTGGAGAGGATTATTCAACCAACTTTAAAGGATACTGAGTGAGTAAACATTGGATGTATAATGTAGAAACTGGCGAGGGAGTTTTGTTTAATAACGAAGATGAGTACAACAAAGACAAGTGGTCTGATACTCCTGCTAACTGTAATGTAGTAGAGGATGTTGATATAGTACTAGGTGAACGTGACTTACTTAAGAAAGAAGCGACAGAACTAGGACTAGAGTTCCCATCAAATGTAAAAACTGAAAAGCTTATCGGTATGATACAAGAAGAGATAGAGCGTAAATATAAAGAACAGTCAGAAAATA